TAGTAGTATTCTAGTTATGGTTGATCGTGTTAAATTCTTTGGTGAGAAAGTCAGATGCTTATATTGTTCTGAATGGACATTAGGCAATGTTGTTGAGTTTAGTGGGCAGATAGAATGCGACCAATGTTACAAAACTATATTTGATGCGAGTGATTGCACAGGAACAGTTATGATATTAAATATTGATGATATAGGAAGTTTACATTGAATATAAATATTTCAACAAACATATCTTCAGTAACTAAAGCACTTAATGCTTTTGGAAAAAACCAAATACCTTTTGCAGCATCGAGAGCCTTGAACGATGTGGCTTTTAATATGTCTAGGAAAGTAATGCCTAAAAAGAGTAATGATACATTTGCAGGTGGAGCAACTGCTTTTACTAGGAGAGGTTTTAAATATAAGAAATCAAATAAAAGAAATCTAACTGCTGAAGTGTTTATTGATAAAGCTCAAGAAAAATATTTAAAGTTTCAGATATCTGGTGGGAATAGGTTTCCAGAGAAAAGATCTATAATTGTTCCGACATCTAACACTAAGCTCAATAGATATGGCAACATCACTAGAGCAACTTATAGCAGAATTATAAACGACAAGAAGAAATTCTTTAAAGGTATTCCCAGAGGTAGGACAGGAAAGTCTAATGAGGGAATATGGGAAAGGTATGGCAATAATAAAAACATTCGCATAGTCGCAAGATATGTGGATAAAGCACAGTATGAACCATTATTTCCTTTTAGTAAGATAGGTGAACGTGTTGTGTTTAGTCGCAATCAAGGGTTTGCTGATAGGTTTAGAGTGCGATTGCAAGAAGCTAAAAGGACTGCTAGACGATGATAATGGTCTTATCGCAGACAAAAAGGTACTTCCTAGCCTTGTGCATTGTGGGTATTTCGGGAGCGCAGAGTTTGTCTAGCGACAGAAGATAAGGGAGCATTTCGTTTTATTATGAAAATACAAGAAGTTAATATTGATGATATAATTCCATATGCAAAAAATCCACGTCAAAATGATGAAGCTATATCTAAAGTTGCTAGTTCATTAAAAGAATTTGGATGGAGACAACCTATTGTTGTAGATAAGGAAATGGTTGTTATTGCCGGGCATACTAGGTTAGCTGCTGCAAGAAGATTAAACTATAAAAAAGTGCCAATACATATCGCAACCGATCTCACAGAAAATCAAATAAAAGCATATAGGATTGCAGATAACAGAGTTGGTCAACAGGCGAAATGGGATGAAGATTTATTATCCCTTGAATTAAAAGATCTTCAACTGAATGGTTATGACTTAGAACAAACAGGTTTTGATGATGAAGAACTAGATGCTTTATTAGCAGAAGCTGTAACAGAGGGTTTAGTTGATGAGGATCAAGTGCCACCAGAACCAGAGGAAGCCACTTCTGTTTTAGGTGATGTTTGGTTATTGGGTGACCATAGAGTTATGTGTGGCGACAGCACTAGTATAGATGCAATAGATGAATTAATGAATAATAAAAAAGCAGATATGATTTTTACTGATCCACCTTATGGGATATCATTTAAAGATAATAATGGTAATAAAATTTTAAATGATAATTTAAATGACAAAAAACTTTTAGAATTTAATAAATTATGGCAAGAAAATTGTTATTTAATATCTTCAAATGATTGTTTTTTACTAGCTTGGCAAAGTCCAAGAAAATTTCATTTATTAAATTTTAATGGGAGTTGGAAATTTTTTAGGCTTATCACAATGTATAAATCAAATAGAATTTCTTTTCCACACGCAGCTTGGATTAATAAAACTGAGCCTTGCTGTATTTTTGTTAAGGGTAATCCAAAACCAACTAAAGAGAATTATCTTGATGATTGCTATGTATATAAACACGACAAAGAAAGCCATAAAGATAGTAATGTTGGGCATCCGACTCCAAAACCAGTAAAAATGATAATTGAAAATATTTGTGCTTGTATTAAAAAAAATCAATTAGCTGTTGATATATTTGGTGGCTCTGGTTCAACATTGTTAGCTTGTGAAAAAACTAATAGAATATGCTACACAATGGAGCTAGATCCAATATATGTAGATGTAATAATCCAAAGATGGCAAGATTTTACAGGCAAAAAAGCAATCCACGAAAAAACAAATAAAACTTTTGATGAAATGAAAAATGGCAGCAACAACATTTCCACTTGATACAATATCTAAGTTATTGGATTTAACACCTAGACGAGTTCAACAATTATCAGCAGAGGGAGTTATTCCTAAAGCAGAACGTGGTCGATATGAATTAGTCCCGGCAGTACAAGGTTATATTAAATATTTAAAAGAAAGATCTATAAAAGCAGATACAAATGGTGATGATTATAATGCTCACAGAACTAGATTAACAAAAGTTCGAGCAGATATGGCAGAAATTGAAAAGGCACAAATTGAAGAACAGTTAATTCCATCAAGTGATGTTGAAAATGCTTGGTTAGAGGTTAGCCAAAATATGCGCCAAAAATTATTGGCATTTCCTCAAAGGGTTGCTCCAGAGGTATATGCAGCAGAAAAATTAGTAGAAGTTAAAACTATTTTAAAAGATCATATTTATGATGCACTACAGGAAATAGCAAATGTCGAGGTTAGAGTTACAAAGCCAATCAGATCACACGACTCTGATGAAGATAATGCAACAGACGTTGCAATCAATGAAGCCACCTCCAAATCTAAAGATAGACGAGTGGGCAGATAAACATAGACGATTATCTCCAGAGAGTTCTGCTGAACCGGGATTATGGTCAACTGATAGAGCAAGCTATCAACGTGGAATGATGCAGGCTATAAGTGATCCTAAGATTGAAAACATTGTTTTTATGACAGGCGCACAAATAGGAAAAACAGAAATAATTAATAATTCTGTTGGTTATTATGTATCGCAAGATCCATCGCCTATGCTTGTAGTTCAGCCAACTTTAGAATTAGCTAAGATGTGGTCTAGTGACAGGTTATCTCCTATGCTTAGAGATACACCAATTTTAAAGAACCTAATTAAAGACCCACGATCAAGGGATAGTGGCAACACTATTTATCAGAAACAATTTCCCGGAGGTTATATTGCAATCGTGGGTGCAAACTCACCATCTGGTCTAGCTGCTAGACCAATTAGATGTGTGTTTTTAGATGAGGTTGATCGTTACCCGGCATCAGCAGGGTCAGAGGGTGATCCAATAGAATTAAGTAAAGCAAGAACTAAAACATTTACATATAATCGAAAAATAATAATGGTTTCTACACCTACAAATAAAGGTGCATCTAGGATAGAAAGTGCTTTTGAGGAAAGTGATAAAAGATTTTATTATGTGCCTTGTCCAGATTGTAAGCATGAACAAAAGTTAATCTGGTCAAATGTTAATTGGGAAGAAGATAAACCAGATACTGCTTGTTATGTTTGTGAGGAATGTGGCTCTGCTTGGGATGATGCAATGCGATATAGGGCAATTAAAAATGGCAACTGGGTAGCAACTGAAGATTTTAATGGCACAGCAGGTTTCCATATTAATGGGATTTACTCACCTTGGACACCATTATCAGAAGCAGTAAGAAGTTTTTTGGTTGCTAAAAAGATGCCAGATACATTGCGAGTATTTGTAAATACTTATTTAGCTGAAACGTGGGAAGATCAAGGCGAACGTGTTGATGATTATGCAGTTGCAGAACGTGCTGAACCTTTTGGCGATAAATTAGATAGTAATATTATGATATTGACCTGTGGTGTTGACGTGCAAGATGATCGACTAGAATTAGAGGTTGTTGGTTGGGGCAAAGATGAAGAAAGTTGGAGTGTTGATTACAGAACTCTATATGGTGATCCATCAACACCTCATTTATGGAATGATCTAGAAAATATTCTAAAAAATATTTATGAAACTGAAGATGGTAGGCAGTTGCAAATCAGATCAGCTTGTATTGATAGTGGTGGACACTATACACAAGCAGTTTATAACTTTGTCAGACCTAGAGAGGGTAGAAGAATATTTGCGATTAAAGGTATGGGTGGAGAAAGTAGACCTATTGTGTCAAGACCTACAAGGAATAATATTGGTAAAATAAGATTGTTTACTTTAGGTGTTGACAGCATTAAAGAACTTATTTTTTCAAGATTAAAAATAACTGAGGTTGGTGCAGGTTATTGTCACTTCCCAGATGATAGATCAGATGAATATTTTAAACAATTGGCATCAAGTGAAAAGATAGTCACAAAATTCCACAAGGGTTTTCCCAGACGTGAATTTGTTAAAACTAGAACTAGAAATGAAGCATTAGATTGCAGGGTTTATGCTATTGGGGCATTATCAATTTTAAACTTAAATTTAAACGTAATTTCTGATAGAATACAAAATGAAAAAGTAAAAACGACAGAAGAACCATCTAAAAGACCTATTAGACCTAATCGTTATAGGGGGAATAGCTTTGTAAATGGGTGGAGATAATAGCTATGGCAAAAAAGTCCATTTTGGGTTATAGTAACTTGACAAAATAAAAAATTTGTAAAAGGGATTTATTGTGGCTAACCTTTTTGATGCAGATAATGCTCCTACAGAAGAACCAGAAGAATTTGTAATAGGCGATTTTGTTCAATGGAAAAGAACAGATTTATCGGCTGATTATCCTAACACGACCCACACTATGGCATATGTTGCTAGAATTAGAGAGGGTGGTTCTAATGAGATAACAATTAATGGAACAAATTCTAATAGTGATTATTTATTTACAGTAACAAGTGCAGTATCTGCTGATTTTGTTGAGGGTAATTATCATTGGCAATTAGAGGTTACTGAAACAGCTAGTGGGAATAGAATTGTTATAACAACTGGTGAATGGGAAATTAAGCCAGATTTAGATGTTAACAATGCAGATCCACGAAGTCATGTAGAAATAATGTTAGATAAAATTGAAACTGTTTTGCAAGGCAGAGCAGATGCAGATGTTTTATCTTATTCAATTAATGGTCGTTCTTTATCTAAAATGTCACCAGATGAATTAGTTCAATGGAGAAATTATTATAAAAAAGAACTAGCAATGCATAAAAGAAAAGAACTTATAAAAAGAGGTAAGCCAACAGGTGCAACTATTTCGGTGAGGTTTTAGATGGGTATTTTTGATTTTTTAAAACGTGACCAAAATCCAAAGAAAATGAAAAGAAGAAATTATGGTGGAGCTAGAGGTGGTCGCTTATTTGGTGACTTTGTTGGATCTTCTTTTAGTGCAGATAGTGAATT